CTTCTAGATCATCAAAGACAACATTAAGATATATTGGTTTAATTAAAAATATTCTTCTCTTATCATCATTTACTTTTTCTTCATGTTGATAATTAGTAACTGCTTTTGCTACAGGATTCACTGTTACTAATTCTTCACTTAACGGTTCAAAATAACTTACACTCTGTGCAGCACTCACTCTTACACCTTTAGGAAAAATAATAACTCCATTAGTATCTTTAACTTCATTAGATTCATAGTGATGAATTTCATTTAATTTTTCTGTAGTTCCATACTTATCTAAGACATAACTCTCAAATGCTTGTTGATTTAGAGGCCATTCGTTTTGAATATTGATTATATTATTTGACATCAAGACAACCCAATCTAATGTAGGGTCATCATATATTTCATTAGCAACATTGTCTGGTCTATCATCACCTCTGATACTATACTTTTCAAAGACAGTTAGATCTTGAAACAAATCCTCTCTTAACTTTCCTTTCTTAAAAAAGTTTTTGACTTGTGTATAGTTTGAAATGAATTGACCATCTTTAGTGCGGTTTACATATTCAAAGTCTGGTATGTTGCGAAAGTAATTTTTAGCCATATTAGAAACCTATTGATTCATCGGTGTTATTATCAAGATCTGTATATTCATCATGAAAGATTGGTTCTAGTTCAGTGAAACTCATTTGCATTTCATATGCAACCATAGAGGAGTTCTCATATGTTTGATAGTTACCGTCTGGTGTATAGTTTACGGCAAAACCTGTTAGTGCACACTCCTTTATTCTTGGTAAGTAACCATGCTCTTTATCTTTTGCTGTTAAAAATCTAATTGCATAAGTGTTTGGTGATTTCAAAAACAATAAAGTCTTAGATCTTTTTACTGCCTGTGATTGTTTAAACATTCTAATTATTTTTTTTATCATCTCTGCCTCTTCAAAATCTCTAGGACTCATTCTCCAAGAAAAAGTAAAAGGTCTCAACTGCGGTTTATCAAAAAGTAATTCCATGTTAGGATTAATGATTGATCCAGTTGTTCTTGTCAATATGTTTGCACCAGTTGCTGCCTTAGTCAATGCTGCTGCAACTCCTGTTTTAACATCACCTTTGCTTTGGCCAATTGCTTTAGCAATATCTTCAACAGAATCAATTAATCCCTCAGTCTGAGCTTTTTCTTTTGTAACGTTAGAAAAGAAAGCATTAGCAGCGGCTAGTGATGCAGGATTTAATGTATCAGGCCCCCAACTTACTTGATTATTATCTGAAACAGCACCAGGCACTGGTAATAAGACACTACCTTTTATTCTTTGTGTATATCCATCTCTTCCTCCAGCATCACGTTTTGTTGCCACTTTAAAGTTGTTTATCTCTTTTGGTTTATATTCAAGAACATCTATCTTCATTTTATCTTGATCACGATTTGACTTGATTGCTATTGGATAATAATATGTAAAACGTGATTGATACTTCTCTCTTGGTTTGCCTGTATCCTCTTCTGGTAATGCAGAGATGTTTAATAAGTTAGCACCTGTTGTTTCTTCAGATGGATTACCTTGATTATTTGATCCCTGACTTCTACTGATCTCTCTTATTGCTCCTGCCTGTGTGGATACACCGCTACCTCTACCATATCCTAACGTTCTAAAATATTTTGCAATTGCATTTGCACTTAAGTTACTAATCTGTGAATTAAAATTACTTTTCCTATCATTCAAATCTGACCAACTGGCATCAGGCAAAACAAAACCTAGTGTTGTATCTGCATCATCAAAGTATTGTCGAGTCCACACACCATTAGCACCAGGCCCTCTGGTTGCTGCTGTAGTCCATGTTGCATTTACACCACCACCAGTTACATCAGCATCTATTGCTACTCTATCTACTTGTAAATTAGTTGTAAAAGAACCAGGCACAGGCCTACCTTTAGCATCTTCTTTCCATGTATTATTGGATCTGTATGCTATTCTATATCTGGTTGAGTCGTCTCTAGTATAGGTTCTTATCCAACTAGGACTATTAGCAGTCGTTGCCATTTAGATGGTTTTTATTTATTTAGTGATAAACTTCGCATAAGGTATCGCAAGTAGGTCATCTAGTTCAATTGATTTAACCATGTAGAGTTGACCTGTGAGTTCACTCCATGTGTAATTACGAGATGATTGCCAATGAAAATTGATTCCCCTGAATCCCCACCTGAACAAATCTGTGCAAGCAATCAGTGGGTGTTGATCGTATTGTTTCTCAGGAGTCTTCGCATTATATACAAAGGTATAATAATTTCCGACATCAGGAATGGGAGTCACAGTATTATTTAATGCTTCCATGATCTGTAACATTAAATCCTCTGGGTCACTTGATACTAACTTATCTTTGATTGCTTCAATACGATTCGCATTTACAGTGGGTGGTCTTTTTTCTTTCTGACCTACAGGAACAGGTTGACCTGTGTATTGGCCAGGTTTAGTCGGATTTCTAGCATCAATCTCTGCCTTTACTTCATCGTAAGTTAGTTTTACCATTACTTAATACCTAACTCATCTTCTGTGATTATCTTAAATTGAATCCTACGATCCTCACAAAACTCTACTGCTGCCTTCCACTTTGCTTGATTAACAGCATAGGTTTGACACTCATAGATATATGATTTAGTCATTCTTTTTCTTTTCTTGGGTGGTTTAGTTTGTTTCTTTGGTTTAACCTCTACCACATAACTCTTAACTTTATTATCTTTCTCTTTTACTTTGATTATGTAATCAGGAAAGTAGCGGTGCACACGTTTATCAACAGGAGACATATATGGTATAGAAAACTCTT